TTCTCCGCTCGCCCGGTCGCAGCGGGTGCCGATCCACGGATGCGACCACCCCGAAGCGCCCGGTTCGCCGGGCGCATTGCGACGGAAGCTCCCGCCGGAGGGAGCGTGAATCACGGCGACCTCGCCTCGCCGCCACGTCGGGCTGCCTGCCGTGAGCTTCAAGGCCCGCTCGGGTTCGATCCCCGGCCGTCGCATTCGCCGGCCAGTGAATGACAGCACAAACGCAAGACCACGAGGACAGCCATGACACAGAACCATCGCAACAACGACCCACCGACCTCGGCATTGGCCGGCCGCCAAATCGAATCCAGCGGCGTGGCCCGGATGCAGCGCAGTCGTTGTCTTGACGCGGTGATCGAAACGCCCGGCCAGACGGCGCGCGAGATCGAAGACCGCATCGGCGTCAAGGCGCACAAGCGGCTGCCGGAACTGCGGGAGGCCGGGCTGATCGTCAACGGTCCGATCCGCACCTGCCGCGTCACCGGTCGCCGCGCCATGACCTGGCTTCCCCTCAACCACAGCAACACCAACGCAGGAGCACACGGATGTCACTGATCAAACAGGTTCATCACGGTCGAAAGCACAAGCCGCCCCGGCTGCTGGTCTACGGCACCGAGGGGATCGGTAAATCCACGACGGCGGCGCAGGCACCGGGCGCGATCTTCATCCCCACCGAGGACGGACTCGGCGAGATCGACTGCGCCTCGTTCCCGCTGGCCCACCGCCTCGAGGACGTGATCAACGCGATCGACGCGCTCATCAAGGAGAAGCACGAGTTCCAGACCGTCGTCATCGACTCGCTCGACTGGCTGGAGCGCCTGATCTGGGACGCGCTGTGCAAGGAGTACGGCGTCAACAGCATCGAGAAGGTCGACGGCGGCTACGCCCGGGGCTACACGCACGCGCTGACGCACTGGCGCAGCATCCTGTCGGGTCTCGATGTGCTGCGCAACCAGCGCGGCATGTGCGTCATCGTTCTGGCGCACGCGAAGGTCGAGTCGTTCTCCGACCCCGAGGTCGGCGCTTACGACCGCTTCTCGCCACGGCTTCACAAGCACGCCAACGCGGTGGTCACCGAATGGGCGGACGCGGTGCTGTTCGCCACGCGCAAGGTGATCACGCGCACCGAGGACGCCGGCTTCAACCGCACGCGCACACTCGCGTCGGGCCTCGGCAAGGACGGCGGCGACCGCGTGCTGCGCTGCGTCGGCAGCCCCTCGTGCGTGGCGAAGAACCGGTTCGGCTTGCCCGCCGAGTTGTCGCTGTCGTGGCGGGCGCTGATGGACGCGATGGCGAACACGACCGACACGACGAACCCCAACACCACCAGCCAGCAAAAGGAAACCACCAATGGCTAACCTCACCGGATTCAACGCCAACGAAGTCGAGCCCACCATGTCCTTCGACCCGCTGCCCGCGGGCAAGTACGTCGCGGCGATCACCGCCAGCGAGATGAAGCCCACGAAGAAGGGTGACGGCAGCTACCTCCAGCTCGAGTACACCGTGCTTGAGGGTGCGTACCAGGGGCGCAAGGTCTGGGACCGGCTCTGCATCAACCACCCCAACGACCTGACGCAGAAGATCGCGCGGGGCAACCTGTCGGCGATCTGTCGGGCGGTTGATGTGCTGCAGCCCAACGACTCGACCGACCTGCACAACATCTCATTGACGATCTCTGTTAAGTGCCGCAAGCGCGAGGACAACGGCGAGATCACCAATGAGGTTAAAGGATACGAGGCCGTCGAGTCCAACGCTGCGCCGGCAGCGCCACCGCAGGCTCCGGCCGACAGCAATACGCCGCCGTGGAAACGGCGGTGATCGCAATTGGAACAGTGGTATCGCAGCGCAGCCTGGGGCAGGCCTTGGCTGGGCAGCGCTCGGCATTGCACGGCAAGGCACCAACTGAAAGGACTCAGCAATGAAGACGATCCATACAACCCTGCAGGGCGTGTCGCCCCTTCTGATGAACCGAATGACTGACGAGCAACTGCTCGCCTTGCACACGAAGGAAAAGCGCAAGTTTTCAGCGCCCCAGCAGCCACGCGACGTCGCGGCGGGTCGGCTCTACATGACACACGATGGCCGTCCGTATCTGCCAACCGAAAACCTCATGGCCTGCCTGATATCCGCGGGCATGTACATCAAGCTCGACGGCAAGCGGCAGATGAGCACCAGACAGTCGACCCTGCTCCCCGGCTTCCTGACCATCGAAGACCCGTATCTGACGCTCGAAGGCGATGGTGAGTCCGCTCGTTGGGAGGTGGATATGCGTCAAGGACGCAATCCCAATGGCGGCGAGGCGGTGTGTATCATCCGGCCACGCTTCGACCGTTGGGCGATCCGGGCAAGCCTGGCCATCGATACTGACAGCATCTCTGAGTTGGTGATCCGAGAGCTCGTGGATATTGCCGGCAGCCGAATTGGGTTGTGCGATTTCCGTCCTCAGCGCCGGGGCATCTTCGGAAAGTTCAAGGTTACTCACTGGGAATGAATACTTCGTCCGGGAAGGCTCGGCTGGGTTAAGCACGCCCGCGCCAGGTGCGCAACGGCGATGCAATGCAAGGATACTTTGATGAAAAACGCTGAGAGGAAATTCACGCTGCCGTTCCCTCCGTCGATCAACCACTACTGGCGGAAGTGGAACAACCGCATGGTGATCAGCCGCGACGGTCGGCGGTTCCGCTCCGAGGTGTGCGAGCTGCTGACGCAAACCGCCGGACAAGGCAACGAGCCGCCCCGCGACGGCCGGATCGCGCTGTGCATGGACGCGTTCCCGCCGGACCGGCGGCGGCGCGACCTGGACAACCTTCAAAAGCCGCTGCTCGACGCGATGGAGCACGCGGGGGTCTATCTCGACGACAGCCAGGTCGACCTGCTGCTCACGCGGCGTCGCGCTCGGCGCGAAGGCGGCCAGATCATCGTCACGATCGAGGACATGCCCCTGCGGCGCTGTCCCGCGTGCGGCGCGCTGGTCAACCCGGAGGACAACTGAACATGATCGCGGCAGCCGAACAGGCCCCTGCGATCACGTTGCGTGAGTATCAGCGCAAGGCGGTCGAGGCGGTTTATCACCATCTGCGCACACGCGAGGACAACCCCTGCGTGGTCATCCCCACGGCGGGCGGCAAGACGCCGGTCATGGCGACAATCTGCCGCGACGCGGTGAAGCAGTGGGACGGGCGCGTGCTGATCCTGGCGCACGTGAAGGAACTATTGGAGCAGGCCGCCGACAAACTGCACACGATGGCTCCGGACCTGTGGCACCAGATCGGTGTCTACTCGGCCGGGCTCAAGAGCCGTGACACCGAGCATCCGATCATCGTTGCGGGCATCCAGAGCGTGTATCGCCGTGCAGCGGAACTCGACCGGTTCGACCTGATCCTGATCGACGAAGCGCACATGATCCCGCCGTCGGGCGATGGGATGTACCAACGGTTCCTGCGCGACGCGAAGGTTGTCAATCCCAACGTCAGGTTGATCGGCTTGACCGCCACGCCGTACCGCATGACCACCGGCACGATCTGTGCGCCTGCGCCCGATGGCCTGTTGAATCATGTGTGCTACGAGGTGGGCGTTCGCGAGTTGATCGTGCAGGGCTACCTGTGCCCGCTAAAGACCAAGGCCGGGCGGCGCAAGGCTGACTTCGAATCGCTGCACCTGCGGGGAGGCGAGTTCATCGCCGGCGAGGTCGAAGCTTTGATGGACGACGACTCGCTGGTGCGGTCGGCGTGCAGGGAGATCGTCGACCAGACGCCAGACCGCAACAGCGTGCTGATCTTCGCCGCCGGTGTGCATCACGCCCTGCACGTGCAGCGCGTGCTTGGCGAGATGGGCCACGAGTGCGGGTTCGTCTGCGGCGACACGCTGCCGTTCGAGCGAGCCGAGACGCTGGAGCGATTCAAGACGGGTGAGCTGAAATACCTGGTCAACGTGAACGTGCTGACGACCGGGTTCGACGCGCCGAACATCGACTGCGTGACGATGCTGCGGCCGACGAACTCGCCGGGCCTCTATTACCAGATGGTCGGGCGAGGTTTCCGCCTTCACCCGTCGAAGGAGAACTGCCTGGTTCTCGACTTCGGCGGCAACATCCTGCGCCACGGCCCGGTCGATGCGCTCCAACTCAAAGACCCCA